TTTGTAAATCTTCTACAGCGGAAAAATCGCCTTGTTCTCTTACACACCTTTGTACGTCTTCCTTGGCATTTAAGGCTGCCATTTTTAAGGCCGCTTTGTGATGCGCCAGAGATTTTAAATTAGAAAGAGTCTGTACAGGTTGAAGGCCGGCGGCCGCTCCATACAAATAACCGGACTCGGCCGCTTCTTCCGCCTGCCGGACAGGAGACCCTTCCGCCGCTTTTTCAATTTTATCTTCGATAAGAATAATCGTTATTTCAGTTTGAGCGTGCAGTTCATCGTTCAGCCATTTTTGTGCAAGGGCGCTGTCCGGCGAATAGGGTATGAAGATATGAGGCGGCACCTGTTTGGGGCAGGTATAATATGCCGAAAGAAATTCGGAAAGAATTTCCTTGTCCTCCTTTAGGCTGCGTGAGCGGTACAGATCTCTGCCGATAAGTTTTCCGGCCCGCATTCTTAAAACCGCAAAGGTTACCATACTGCCTTCAAAGGCCCACGCAATATAATCCCGGCCTTCCGGATCCATATCTTCAACGATATTTTGTCCGCGGATCGAATAGACGGCCTGAATACCGTCGCGGATGCGGGCGGCGACCTCCTGGGAGGTGAGCCACTGGGGGGCGCTGGCGGTGGGCGCTGGCCTATACGCTGTTTGTTCTCGGCGGCCAGCTGTTCGGCGGCAATGCCGACCTGCTTGCCCTGCTGATCAGCGCGGTGCTCACGGCGGGCTATCTGCTGCCGGACGATTGTTTGTGTGTGAACAACACGGGCAGGGCGGAGGGCTGGCATGTGGAAAATTCAGACGGCCATGTGCTGCTGGCGGCGGACTTTGAAATACAGGAAATCCGCTACACGGCGCGGATTAAGGACGCGACGCGTTTTCCGCCTTTGTTTGTGTCGGCTTTGGGCTGGCAGCTTGCGTCGATGATGGCGGGGGCGGTGCTCAAAGACGAGGCGGGGATTCAGATGGGCGCGGTGTGCGCGCAGCAGGCGGCACAGGTTTTGGCGCAGGCGAAGAATGCCGACGGGGAACAGTATGCCGAGCGGCCGCGCCATGTTGCGCCGTGGATACGGGCAAGGGGGCAGGGATGGCCAATATCAGGGTGTTGAAGCAGTCGTTTTCCGGCGGCGAGGTGTCGCCGGAGATGTTCGGCAGGATTGAGGATGCGGGCTATCAGAACGGCGCGGCAATGGTACGCAATTTTATGGTGCGTCCGCAGGGTTCGCTGGAAAACCGCGCGGGTTTTGCCTTTGTGCGCGCGGCCAAGTATGCCGACAAGGCGGTGCGGCTGATTGCCTTTGCCTATTCGCCGACGCAGACGCTGGTGATTGAGTTCGGCCACAAATACTGCCGCATCCATTCGCAGGGTGGCACGGTGCTGGACGGGTCGGGGGACGTGTATGAAATCGCCACGCCGTATGAGGAGGCGCATCTGTTTGACGTGCACTATGTGCAGTCGGCAGACGTGATGACGCTGGTGCATCCGCAGTATGCGCCGCGCGAGCTGCGCCGCTACGGGGCGGCGGACTGGCGTTTGCAGGAAATCGCCTTCGAGCCGACGCTTGCGCCGCCCGCGAACGTGAAGGGGCAGGTGCACGGCGGCGGGGGCATCGAAACGCAGTATGTGGTTACGTCGATTGACGGCAACGACGAAAGCCGCGCTTCGGCGGCGGTGAAGCTGACCAACAACCTCTACACCACGGGCAACCGCAATGTGCTCTCTTGGGACAAGGTTGCGGGGGCGAAGCGGTACAAGGTGTACAAAAAATCGGGCGGGCTGTTCGGCTACATCGGCCAAACGGAGGACACAAGCCTCACCGACGACAACATCGCGCCGGATTTAGCCTCCACGCCGCCGGTTTACGACAAACTGTTTGCGCAGGCGGACGACTATCCGGCCGCCGTGTCCTACTTCCAGCAGCGGCGCGTCTTTGCCGGAACGGTGTCCAAGCCTTTGCATGTGTGGATGAGCAAAAGCGGCACGGAAAGCAATATGTCGTACAGCATTCCCAGCCGCGCCGACGACCGCATCCTGTTCCGCATCGCGGCGCGGGAGGCTGGGATGGTGTCGCACATTGTGCCGCTTTCCAAGCTGGTGCTACTTTCGGGCGGGGCGGAGTGGAATGTGAACACCCTCAACAGCGACGCACTCACGCCGGATAGCGTGTCGGTGTCGCCGCAGTCGTATGTGGGCGCGTCGCAGGTGCAGCCGATAATCGTGAACAACGCGCTGGTTTACGCGGCGGCACGCGGCGGCCATGTGCGCGAGCTGGCCTACAACTGGCAGGCGGGCGGCTACATCACCGGCGATTTGTCGCTGCGCTGCGCCCATCTGTTTGACGGGCGGGAAATCCGCGATTTGGCGCAGGCCAAAGCACCCTATCCGGTGGTGTGGGCGGTGTCATCGGACGGTTCGCTTTTGGGCTGCACCTACCTGCCCGAGCAGCAAATCGGCGCGTGGCACCGGCACGATACCGACGGCGCGTTTGAAAGCTGCGCCTGCGTATCGGAAGGAGCAGACGATATCCTCTATTGCGCGGTGAGGCGGCAGATCGGCGGCAGGATGGTGCGCTATATCGAGCGTATGGCTGCCCGCCGTTTTGACGCGCCGGAAGACGCGTTTTTTGTGGACTGCGGCCTCTCATACAACGGCACACCCACCGATACCGTAAGCGGGCTGGAACACATCGAAGGCAAACTCGTCCACATTCTTGCCGACGGCGCGGTAATGCCGCCGCAGACGGTAACGGCGGGGCGGATAACTCTGCCCTTTCCCGCCGCGAAAATCCATGTTGGCCTGCCGATTGCAGCGGATATGCAGACGTTGCCGCTGGCTGTGCCGCTGGACAATGCCTACGCGCAGGGGCGGCAGAAAAACATCAACAAAGTATGGCTGCGCGTCTACCGCTCAGGCGGCATCTGGGCAGGGCAGGCAGAGACGGAACTGACCGAATACAAGCAGCGCACGGTCGAGCCGCTGGGCAGTCCGCCGCGTCTGAAAAGCGAAGCGGTAGAAATCACCCTGCGCGGCCAGTGGAGCGAAGACGCGAAACTGTTTGTCCGCCAAATCCATCCGCTACCGCTGACGCTGCTTTCCGTGGCGGCGGAAGTGGCCGTGGCGTAGAGGCCGTCTGAAAAAAGGAAAAAAACACATGAAACCGAGCAACCTGCCCGAAATCAGCCAGGGCATCACATGGACGGGCGCGGTCGGCAGCTTTGTCGGCGCAATCAAATCCATCGATTTGCTGACCGTGGTCGGCGCACTCGTCGCGGTCTGCGGCTTCCTGATGAACTGGCATTACAGCCGCCAGCGCGAACGCAGGGAAGTGGAAAGGCGCAAAGAAGAGAAGAAAATCCACGACCTCGAAGTGCAGAAGCGCGAATTGGAATTGAAGAAAACAAGAGGTGAGTGTCATGAGTAACAAAATTAAATACGCCGTCGGCGGCCTTGCAGTTTCTGCCGCCTTCTTCGCCGCCCTCGTCAAACACGAAGGCTACCGTACCGAACCCTACCGCGATTCCGGCGGCGTCCCCACTATCGGCATCGGCAGCACCGTCTACCCCGACGGCCGCCGCGTCACAATGACCGACCCGCCCGTGACGCAGGCGCAGGCCGTCGACATCGCCCGCGCTCATATCGCCAAAGACGAAGGCCGTCTGAAAGCCCTCCTCCCCGGCGTGAAACTGTCGCAGGCGGAATACGACGTGTATGCCGACTTTGTGTACCAATACGGCGCGGACACCTTCGCCAAGTCGTCCATCCGCCGCCACCTGCTCGCAGGCAGGCACACCGAAGCCTGCCGCGCCCTGCTCAAATACCGCTACACCAAAGGGCGCGATTGCAGCGTGCGGCAAAACGGCTGCTGGGGCGTGTGGACGCGGCAGTTGGAACGGCACAACAAGTGCATGGAGGCGAACCGATGATTTGGCTGATGAAACATTGGAAACCCGCTCTTGCCACCGCCCTGCTGCTTGCCCTCATTGCCGCATGGCAGGCCGACCGCCGCACGCAATACCAGCGCGGACAGGCCGACAAAGCCGCCAAAATCAGCCTGACGCTGGCCGAAGCCGCAAACAAACAGGCGGCAGCCGCGCGTGAGAAAGAACGCCGCGCCGCCGCCGAACTGGCCGAAAGGCAAACCGAACTGGAAAAGGAAAGACAAGATGCTGAAAAATCTATTGGTGCTATGCGCCTTGAGCTTGACCGCCTGCGCCAACACGCCGCCCGTCAAAGTGGCCGCCGAAACCTGCCCGCAACCGCTGCAACCGCCGCCGCACCTGATGGCGCGGAAAGTGCCGAAGGCTGGGAGCTACTCGGAGAGTGCGCGTCAAAATATGCTGGAATGGCAGAAGTAGCCGACAGCCAAGCCGCCGATTTGAGGGAGTGGCAGGCATATGGCGGCGCGGTGTCGCAGTAAGGTCGTCTGAATTTCAGAGGGCTGAAATCACCTGAAAAACGTTCCGCAAAAATTTTACGTCCCTTGATTTTAAAAGGGAAATCTACGCTTATAAACCGTGTTTTGCGGAATGTTTTTTCTATCTCAACCCTTATGGAATAAGGGTTTTCGTGCTAATAGCCCAATTGCCGTATTGATATATAATATGTTGATTTTATATATAAAATTCTAAAATTCATTCCGCAAAAACGGGATATGTTCCGCAAAATAGATTTTCACTTCAGGGGTTTTAAAACCTTCTCCTGCCTGATGTACCTGTTTGTCATGGCCTCCGTTGTGTGTCCGAGTTGCTGCCTCGCGGCGTTTTTGTCGCCCGTCATCAGGTAGGCATCCGTGCCGGATTTCGCGCGGAGGTCGCGGAATTGGAAGTTTGCCAGTTCTTCCGCCAGTTCGGGGTGTTCGGTTTGAAGTTGTTTCCGCAGGGCTAGGAAGTGTCTTCCGAGTACATCCCGGGTCAGCCGCCCGCCACGGCTGTTCTTGAACAGATAGCCGCCGTTTTCCGGCGCGCGCCTGCTGATGATTTCGGACAACAGTCCGCTGATTTCAAAACGTAGCCGTGCTTTGGTTTTCCTTTGGGTGATGTGCAGGATGCCGTCGTGGATTTGGTCGGTATGAAGGCCGACTATATCTATGGGACGCTGGCCTGTAATGTAGGCGGTGTCCATCAGATCGCGCATGAGGCTGTCCGCCGCTTGGTAGACGATGCCGTACAGGCGGTCATCTATGTACACGTCCCTGGGCTTTTGCGTATGGCGTTTTACGCCTGCGGCAGGGTTGGCTTTTTCGGTGTACCCCCATGAGCGGGCTTGGTTCCATGCGGCGGTAAACCATTGGATGTCGTTGTTTGCGGCGACGGGCGAGCTTTTCCGCCATTCGAGGTAGCGGGCGATGTGTTGGGGTTGGATTTCGTCCAATGGTGCGCCGTCGAAGAATTGGCGCAGGCGTTTTAGGGATAGTTTGATGGCTTTTTGCGTACCCGCCGTTTTGGTCGGGGCGTGTTCGTTTTCAAATTTATCCGCTAGGATATTGAATGTGATGACGGAGTTTTCGGGCAGTTTGGCCGCTTCGTGTTTCGCCCACTCTCTTACAGCGGAAACATAATCTGTACCCAGCGGGATTTCTTTGCGCCGTCCGTTCTCGTCTCGTCCGTCGTAGTAGTAATAGACGGTGGTCTTGCCGTTTTTTCGGGTGCGTTTGCGCGCCAGCATCCTATCCGGCAGGTTGCTGTTGGCGCTTCGTTTCCTTCCCATGATTACTCCCTCCTAGACTGCCGGCTGCCACCTGGGCTTGTCCGGCTTGTGTTTTTGCGGTTTGCCTTCCAGCACGCTGCGGCTGACAACAGGGTAGCCTGCGGCATTGGTAAAAAACGGAATGCCGTTTTTGCGCAGGGTTTCGGCCTGTTTTTTCGGTTGTTTGCGTCCGGTTAGTTGGACGGTTTCTTCTCTGGTCAAAAAGGTGTCGGTCATTTCTACCCTTCCTGTTTTTTCCGCTTCCGGTGCGCTTCGGCATCCAGTATCGGCTGGGATTCTTTGATGGCGCGGACGTAGTGTTTCCACGCGGCCATTTCGAGGGCGGCTTTGAAGCGGTCGGCGGTTTGCTGCAACAGGCGCAGTTCGTCGCCCGTGGCGATAAATTTTCCGCGCTCGGTGTATCTTTTGCCGATGGTGTCTATGGTTTCGGCAACTTTGCCCGATGCATCTTCCACCTGCAGGGCAAGGCCGATGCGGAACGCGGCTTCGGTGTCTTCGTCGGCGTTGAAGGTGTCGGCTTGGAACACTTTCAGCAGGGCGAAGTAGAGGTAATGCGTGCTGCACGCAGCGTAGAACATGCCTTCCGTCGCCGTGCCTGCTTTGAGGGCTTCGATAAAGGCGAAATAGGGGGCGGATATTTCGGCAACCTCCCTGTCCTTTAATGGTTCGTTGCTGACGGCCAGTTTTGGGATAAAGTGGGCGTAGCGGCAGGCGGCAAGGGGGTTGCGTTTCGGGCTGTATTTTTTACGCGGTCTTTTGTTGGCGGCCATTATTTGCCTCTCGTTTCCTGTTTGATTTTTCCGATTGCCCTGTACGGTTTCCATATCCCTTCTTCCATTCTGCGGATGCCGACGATGTGCATGTCTGCGTTTCCTTCGGCCAGTTGGCAAAATTCAAGGGCGGTGCCGTAGTCGGAGTATGCCGGGCTGATTTGGTAGCGGGTATTGCCAAGGCGTTTCCAGTGCCGCCTGTCCTCGTACCAAATCCCTTTTTGTTTGTCGTGGATCAACCCGCGCCGTGCCTCTTCTTCGGCGCGGGTTTTGCCGAAAACGGCGAACATTATTTAACCGCTTCTTTTAGTGGCTTGCCCGGGCGGAATCTCGGTTTTTTGGTGGCGGGAATCGTCAGTGTTTCGCCTGTCTGCGGGTTGCGGCCCTGACGTTCGGCACGCTCCGAAACGTGGAAAACGCCGAAACCGACAATGGATACTTCGCCGCCATCGGCTAATTGCTGCTTGATGGTGTCAAACACGGCGTTAATTACTTTTTCCGTTTTGTGATCGCTCAAGCCTGCTTGTGCGGCAACGGATTTGACTAATTCGGTTTTGTTCATTTTTTTGCTCCTAGGTTGGTTTTGGAAGCGGCAAACCGTGCCGCGCGGTCAATTAAATGTTTATTTAATCAATATTTCCAAATTCATCTTTTTTCCTTTAAAATTTCACTACCTTCAAATCGCCTTCTTGGGCTGCTCCGATACGGTAAGACCATGTTCGTTCACGTTTTTCTTTAGGTCTAACATAGGCAACTTTAAATTCGCTTACATCGGCATACACAACTCCACCCCGCAGAGGTTCGTGAGTTATTGGCAAGTTGCCATGCTCTGCCTTCAGGTCTTCCAATCGACTGATTAAGTCTGATATGCGCGGATTACTCGACCAAAATCCATTTTCCATTTTTTTATTTACCTTTCTGCCTTTTGGTATAAATTCTTTTTCAGACGGCCTCCGCTGCCTGTATGCGCATGGCCGCGTCGATTTCCTCCCGGTTATCGGCATATACGTCCCCGCACCAGCCCGGCAGGATCGCGTGCTTGGTTTTTATTAACCAGTCGAGGCGGACGGTGTCGGGGTAAGGTACAATCTCGAAGGTGTCGTAGGCGTAGAAATTCGAACATTTCTGCCCTTCCCAGATAATCCACGCGGCGGTTTTGCCTGTGTCGATAATCAGGCCTTCCGCGCCTGTTTGTTTGCAGCGCACGCGGTCGCCGAATTTGAATTGCTGTGTCATGGGTTGCTCCTAGGGCTGTACTTCATCATCAGTTTTAAATTCTTCATTTACCTTCTTCATTATTGAAAGCGCGGAATCCAAGAACCCTTTTGGGTCATTTTCGATATGGGCGCTAATATCTTTTAGAAACGAAGAAGTTAGTACGGCCGCACATAAGGCAACTAATCCTGTGAAGTTTTGGGCGGAATAACTGTCAAATTTTGTTGGGTACTCAACTTTCATCTTTTCGTCAGTTGCACTAATCTTGAAAACATAAGTAGTCATTTTTATATCCTGGATTCAGAACGGTTATTTCTCTTATATGTAACTCAGAACGGGATGTCATCGTCAATATCATCTACGGGTTGTGCGGGTGCGGCGGAAGCCTGACGGCGTGGTGGCGTTGGCGTTTCTGCTTGCGCTGCTTGCGCCTGTTGCCCACTGTCATTGCCGCCGCCCAACATCTTCATTTCGTTGCCGATGATTTCGTATGCTGTGCGTTCCACGCCGTTTTTGTCGGTGTATTTGCGGCTTTGGATGCGGCCTTCGATGTAAACGAGGCTGCCTTTTTTCAGGTATTGCCCGGCTACTTCGGCCAAGCGGCGGTAGAGGGTTATCGCATGCCATTCTGTGCGCTCTTGTTTTTGCCCGTGCTGGTCTTTCCATGTTTCGCTGGTGGCTATGGAGAAGTTACAGACGGCCTCGCCGTTGGGCATGTGGCGCACTTCGGGGGCGCGGCCCAGGCGGCCGATTAGGATGACTTTGTTCAGGCTCATTTTTGCTCCTGCATGAGTTGTCGGTAGTATTCTTGGCAAGCGGCCACGCGCTCTTGGATGCGCTCGATGGCTTCGGGGTCTCGCTTGACAGTAACGGTGGTGACGCGTTTGTGCAGCGGTATGCGCTCGATGGCGTCAATCAGTTTTTCGGGGTTGCCGTATTGTCCGAGCAGGTCTTCCGGGCAGGGGAACAGCCAAAAATCAATCTCTGCCTGTTCGCAGTCGAACAGCCACATATAGCCCTGCATTTGCCAGTCGTAGCCTGCTTCTTTGACTTTGCGTTCGGCTTCTTCGCGGAAAAACGGGTGGGTTTTAATCTCCCAGCTGCATTTGGTGTCGATAATCAGACGGTGCTTCGGGTCGTGTATGTCGCACTCGCCGCTGATGAAGCTGTTTTCGCGCCGTTCGGTATTTTTGGCATACTGCCTGCCGCGTATCATGCCGCTGCCTTGGATGGCGAACGGCTCTAATGCGTTGCCCTTTTCGGTGTACTTTGCCCCGTCAAAGGCCGCCACGCCGAAGAGTTCCTGCTTGGCCTGCTCGATAAGGTGGCTTTTGGCGGTCTGTGTCAGCCTGTCGTTTTTGCTGCGCGGCAGGCCGATGATTTTGTGGATGGCGGAACAGCGGACTCGCATTACAAACTCTCAATCTCCGCCCGTTGTTCATCGGTCAGGTCGTAGTTGCCGTTTAGTACGCTCTCTACGCTGATTTCACCAGTGCTGATGTTGTCTTTCAGGGTGGCAAACAGGGTATCGTCCACTGGCAGCAGCATTACGGGTTCGGACGGCTGGTTGTCGATGTAGTCGAACTGTTCGGCGGTTACGTCTTTAATCACGCTTTGGTCGGATAAAACGGCCTTTTGCATATCAATCGACAGCGGGGCTTGTTTAGACAGCAACAGCTTGGTAACGGTTTTGAGTGCCATCGCCTCGAAGTTGTCCGCCCATACGCCGTAGCCTTTTTTGAATGACTGGCTGTATCTGCCTGCGTGTGCCGCTACCTGTTCGTGCGTCATGTACAGTTCGGCGGTAAAGCCGTTAATCAGTTTGAAATAGGCGTAGTAACCAACAGGCTGCTCGTTGGCGGCAGGTTTTTGTTTCCAGTCGAATTTGAAGCCGTTGATGGGGTCTTCCTCTATCAATTGGTCTTCGTAGACGGGCAGGGATACCAGCCGCTCGAATTGGCCGCTGCGTTGGGCAAGCTGGATAAAGCCTTTGTAGCCAAGCTGGAACTGTGCTTCCACGCGCCCTTTGTTGCGGTAGGGGACGATGTAGGCAAAGCCCAGGTTGTTATTGACGGGCAGGTTCAGGGTGGCGGCCATGCAGGCGGCGTTGAATATGCTCATCGGTTCGGCATCCAGCAACATGGCGTTGCTGTTTACGATCTGCATGATGGATGTGCCGAAGCTGGCGGCGTTTTTGTCCACGAGTTCGCGCATTTTGGCCTGTACGGCGGGCTTGTCGAAAAAGTCTTTAATTTGGCGTGATTTCTGCGATGGGGTTAATTGCGTGTTGCTCATTTCGGTTTCCTTTTTTCAGGCCGTCTGAAACGGTCATGGGTATTTGTGCCAGTAAGCTGGCTTTAAAATCTCAGGCATGGGCGGAAATTTGTTTACTTCGCTCGGTGTGAGGTATTTTTCCGCCTTGCGTTTGTAGTAGTACCTTGACTGCCTCTCCGTGCATTTTTGGCATCGTTTTTGCCGGAAGCCGTTTTTCTGTAAGGTGAAATCGCTTTCGGGCTTTGCCTTTTTGCAGGCGGGGCAGGTTATGATTCGGGGCATGGCTCACTCCACAGCCTTGTACTTGTGATATTTAAGTTTCTTCTGACCTGTTTTATTATCAATCGCAATCTTGCCCTTGATGCTGTACTCGCCGAGTTTTGCAATATAGACAGGCCTTATTGTTTCCTCTTTGCCTTTGCAAAGCTCTATAAATTGCATTGCTGTGCTTTCTGTTGAAAAAATCGGGCGAGATTTGATAGCAACCTCTGTTTTTCTCGAATGTTTTATATTCGTCTTTAATCTTTACGCCAAAACGGCTAAAAGATTTTTCATATTCTCGTTTTAAGCTTTTCCCAAATACGGCAAACATTATTCATCTCCAGTTGATTCATACGGCGGATGCCAATCGGTGCGGTCGGCTTCCTCAACCGCTTTGATTGCTTCGGCATCGCGGGCCGCCTGTTCTGCCTCCACGGTGTTCATGCGGCGCATCCATGCTATGTCCGCCTCCACTTCCTGCCGCGTTTTTGCGGCGTCCCATGCGGGAGGAGGGGTTTTTGCGGGTTGCACCTCGCATCCGCCGTAGGCCGCAATGAGGAGCAGGGCGGCGAAAAAGGTTATCCAATTCAGTATGTTGCTCATTCGGTGTCTCCGGTTGAAGGCCGCACGTTCCCGCGCTTCCGTGCGGACGGAAACGGGCGGCTTGGGGGTGTTCGGGTGATTTCGCGGGGATGCGGTCAGATGAAGCGGGCGTTGAGCCTTTGCAGTCTGTCGAGCGTGCCGCAGACGTGGGCGGCGCGGTCGGGTTCCAATGCGGGGAGGATGCGCCGCAGGGCTTGGACGTTGTGGCGCAGGAAGCCGCGGCTTTCTGCCCACAGGGTGTGCATGGTGGTGGCTTTGGGGCATTTCCGCGTCAAAGGTGCGATTATCCTGACCATTCTGGCAATCACAGCCATTTCCACCCTACTGGGCTTGAGCGATTTTAAAGGCGTGGTCGGAGAAATTCCGAGCATCGCGCCGACT